CATAACAGTTACTTTAATCATTAAACTCTCCTTTAATTAACTATACTATTATAATCACACATTTTATACTAAAGTCAACAAAAAAAAGGCCCCTAAGGACCTTTTTTTATTTTTTTTTTAATCGAACTAAGCAGTTTGTTTACATGTGCATTTAGACATTATGCGATAGTTCAGTATTTTATGAACTAAAGCACGTCTTCGTGCTTGAACAAACTTATTCCATTGATATGGTCTGTAAGTCATTGCCACCCTCCTCTTTTTAAAGTTAGGTGCGTTCCTTCAGCGATTGCCTACTTCCGCCCGTGAGGGTGAACGATTATGTCTTATTTATTAAATACTTCCACGAAACTGGAGCTATTCTGGATACTTCCTCTCCAAAGTACTCTGACAATTTTTGTATTTCTAATTGTGCATGTTCTTCTGTTCTTAGTTTATAAATTCTAGCAGCAGCTGCTAAAGATCCTGTTTCTATCCATTCTGTCATCATAGCTTGAGGTAATATTGCTCTAGCTTGTTCAGGACAAATACCTTTTGTCAGCATTAACTTATAAGTATCTTCTGTATGTCTAATAGTTTCTTGATAAGCATAACTTATGTCTGTGTCAGGATATATTTCACTAGAAGATCCTTGTTTTTTATTATCCGCAGCTAATCTCCATTGATGTGGAGACCAAAATTCTGGTGTATCTGAAACATATCTTCTACTAGTTTCGTTTCTAGTAATTCCTATCATATGTTTAAACCATTGTCTTGCAACAAATATAGGAGCTTTAATTCTTACCTGATACGTAACTTGAGAAAAAGGAGTCCAATGATCGTGTGTAGCTAAATATCTCAATAGTCCTTCATCTTTATCACTAAAATGTTTGACTTCCTTTGCAAAAGATACTCTTGCTGCGTTTACAACAGAAACATCACTTCCCATACTATCAATCAGGTTTACGTTCATTTACTACCTCGTCTGCTAAGTTATATTTCACAGCTTCATGAGCTGTCATAAAATTATCTCTATCCATATCTTGTTCTAATTTTTCATATGGATGTCCCGTATGTTTTACATATATATCAGTTAGAACTTTTTTCCATCTTTGTAATTCTCTAAAAGCTATTTCTACTTCTGTAGCTTGACCCTGAGCTCCTCCTAAAGGTTGATGAATCATGTGTCTACTATTAACAGTTACTAACCTTTTTTTTCCTGCACATGCAAGAAGAGATCCCATCGAAGCTGCTTGCCCCGTTACTATTGTAGTAATAGGAGACTGTATGTACATCATAATATCATATATAGCCATACCAGCTACAACACTTCCTCCTGGTGAGTTAACATACATATTAATAGGAGCTTTAGGATTTTGTGACTCTAACCACAACAACGTAGCAATAATATGATTAGCCATGTTTTCTTCTACTACACCGTTTAGAAATAAAATTCTATCTTTTGCTAATCTAGTATAAACATCATATGCTTTTTCTCTTCCATCTTTTTCAATTTCAATTACTGCTGGAAACGGCATTCAAATACTCCTCTGCTCTTTTATCAAAAACGTTTTCTCTATTCTTTATACTACCTTTTAGGTGTACAATATATCCTTCTTTATATCTTTTGTCCATTTGATTCCAATATTCATGCATAGGAGTTATTTTAACTCCTGATTCGTAAACTGCTATATTAAGAGCAGATTGATCATCTGACCAAAGGCCTTTTTTCTCCAACATATTTTCAACTACATCGTGTGTTAGAAAAGGTCTCATTTTTATTATAGTATTTTTATCCAATAATACTACACCAGTATTAAAATAATTTTGTTTGTAGTTTTCTATAAGATGAGATTTTCCTATTCTAGCTAAATGATCTGGTTCTTTTCCAGTGTCAAATATTTTACCCATTCTACTTACAGCATGAAAACCTTCATCTGGATAATATTCAAGTATGTTAGGGGAATCAGGATAATAATAAGTGTCTGTATCTAAAAATAATATTCTATCATATTCAAGATACTTGTCATTTCTAAAAAGTTTTAGTATTTCAAGACAAGGTGAATGATGTTTAGTTTCTGGTATACTTTCACATACATAATCCCAACCAAATCTTTGGGCAGCTCCACCATTGAAAAGAATTGAATTAGCTTTAACTGTTTCATTTCTTTCTTTTAAAATACTATGTGTAGCAGTAGTTCTTGATTCAACATATTTTTTGTAATAGTTTGGATTTATATCAATTTGGATAAGTAATGTTTTTAAATTTTTTGACATTTTCTTTTTTAAACTCTATCGCTTTTTTTTCAGTTACACATGTTATAGTAATATTATTAATATTATTAAAAATACTTTGTAAACCTTTAATTAATTTTTTATTATTGTTCACAAGATAACTCTCACATGAGAGTTTGCTATCATACATGTTTTCTGTATTCAACAAAACTTGAATATTATTTTCTACAGAAGATAGATATACAATAGCAACAATAACAAATTTCATTATGTCATATTTTTATTAGTAATTTTTTTATAAGCAGAATGTAATACATAGAACCACACTCCATTAATAGCTGGTTCTACTAAAGCTACAGAACCTGCTTCCCACAAACTAGCTCCTGTCATTAAACTTACGACAGTCATAGCTATAACAATGTGACCCATTGTATATATTGCAGCAAGCATAACACTGCTACTGCCAATTATTTTTTTAAGTAATTCAAAAATTCCATTTGTAAATTCAGGCATATAGACCTCCTATTTGTTCTATATTATTATAGTAGTTTTTTGAATTAAAGTTAGACACGTGTAACTTTTTTTAAGTTTTTGAATACCAAACGTTTTTACCCATTCTATTCCAATTTGATCCAAAAACTTCTTCTACGCTTTGTTTAACAGGCTTCCACGTAATATCATCTCCACATATGACACCACCTTTTTTAAGTTTACACATATACGATTCTATTTCATTTTTAACAAATGGATACGAATGGTCTGAATCATGAAAGATAAAATCCATACTATTATCTGGAATTTGATCTATAACATTTAAAGATCTACCTTTAATTATTTTTATTCTATCTCCCCACTCTTTAGCACCTTCTCTAAATTTAAGTTCATTAGCATTGTGGTCCCAAGGAACAAATTGATCTCCTCCTGACCATATAGGTTTTTCATTATACTGCCAATGGTAATCGGGATTGTCATTTTGTACTTCCCATGCATCTACAACTGTCATTTGTAGTTTAGTATTTTTCATTAGATGAAAAGTAGTTTCACCAATCTTTACACCTAATTCTAAACCTGTTTCCCATCCATAATGATCTGATAACCACCTTAAACATTTCATTCTTGTGCTTGGATTTTTAACTCCTGCCATTTAATTCTCCTCTTTCTAAATTTCTAAGATCTACTTGTGCTTCGTTTTCATTCATATAAGGACCTATCAAATCATAACTTCCTTCTTTATCAATTCTATATATGTACCAACTATTATTAGCATATAGGCTTGGATATATTCTATACTGAAACCTTTCTGGTTTCGATGAAGATGTAGTTGACATAACCTTCTCCTTCTACTTTATAAAAACCTTCTCCTTTGTCTAATAACTTATTCCATTCTTCAATGTCCATTATCTCAGCAAAGTAAGTCCAAGCAATTTCGATAGAATCGTATATAAAAACATTTATATTAGATTGCTGTAAACCTTCGTTAGTTTCTGTTGATGTAGTTCTTCTTATAAATAATTTTTCTTTATCCATTCGTCACTCACTTCTGTTGGATTGGGATTTCCATGGAATACACACACTTTACCTCCGGTAGGAATATGTGACCCAAACATTTTACTCCTGTCACCAGCATGTTTTCCTCTTTCAGATCCTTTTTTATATGACCACAGCCACTCATCAGGAAAAATATTAAGGAAATCTGGATAATAATTAACATAGCTTGATATAACATTTTGATCTCCAAAGAAATGTATTTGTTTTTGATAATCGTGCCATTTTTTATAATTTTGCATATAGTATTGGTATATTCCTTTACTATTTTTTGTATTGAATCTTATAGCAGAGGAATTATATTCTTTTCCGGGGAGAAGACCGTTGTCAGGCCTGATAAAATCTCTAGTAACAGCAAAGGATTTATGCTCAAAGAAACAATCGATGTTATCAACAATAACAACGTCAAGATCAAAATATAAATATTCCCCATTTGGTAATACTCCTTCTTTAAACATTTGAAGTTTGTTCCACCAACCTACTTCGTCTGTATTTAATTCTACAACTTTGTATTTAGGATAAAGATCTATTTGATCTGTCAAAACATAAAAATCAAAATCTTTAGTTGTGTTTCTTTTTACCATGTTATACAATCTATGTGTATAATCTTGTCCGTATTTTGTACCCCAATTTACACACACAACGTTTGTTTTATCTATAGCCATACCTTACTCGCAAATTCATAATTTAATTTTCTACAATGTTCTAAACTTATTATATTAGGCAAAGTGAAGAATTTTTCTTTTAATGGTTTTCTAAAATCTGTTTCATAATCTATTTTTACATCTTTGTTTAATAATTTACCCCAATACCAAACATGATATGAAGCAGTTAATATTTTTGAATGATGTTTTATTTGATTAACAACATAGTCAATTTTTACCATATTGTTCATATGCTGTCCTTTAATACGTCTTTTAGTAGTTTTGCCACCACCCACTTTTAATATTTTACCTTTAGCTAATGGAGCAATATTTTTATTACCTTTAGGGTCATCAAAAATTTTATTTAAACAAGATACACATGGTACGAATTGATAAGGAGTATTAGTTTGTCTTATACCAACTAAGTCAAAATTTAAAAATAATGGATGGTTAAAATATTCTTCGTCTAATCCAGCTCCCCAAATTATTTTCTTTTTAGCTTTAATTTTTTTTGACCATTCCCATATAATATTGACCCAAGCATCTCCTGAAATAATTCCACCTCCGCCAACAATAAATTTATCACATTCAATACCATTTGGTATTTTATCTGTTAAATCAAATATTTTTATAGATTTTGAATCTTCAGGATGATAATGATAAGGAGAGCTATACCAATCGCCAGGATTTGATTTGTCTTTTCTATGTAAGTATACTGTCTTCAGGGTCATTATTAAATTTCCAAATTCCTACTTCGCTATTTGCATTCATTTCGTGTTGATAAGATTTATACATAACAAGACAATCTTTATACGAAGGAGGAACAGTACAATTTGAGGCTCCTTGAATTAATACCCATTTGTATTTTTTTCTAATACTATCTAAAAATTCTATTCTTATATTATCAGGCCAATGTTGTAATACTTCTTTGACTATTAATAATGTATGACTATTTCCACCTGGTAAGTTATCAAAATGTTCAATTTTTTGAAATATAGCTTTTGGATTAGTACAATTTAAATCAGCTCTTTCTAAAGCTGTTTCGCTTATATCAAAACCTTTATATTTTAAACTCTGAGGCCATTGTAAATCTTTGTATAAAAAATAAGGACCACATCCAAAATCATGTACTTCCTCTATATCAAATTTATTAACATGTTGAAATAATATCTTTAACCAAATTTGAGCGTTGTCTGGTATTGATCCGGATCCAGCTCCATCTGCTTTTCTCCATCTATTTGTTTTATAGATATTTTCAAATATCTCTTCCATTTTATCATAATCAAATTCTTCGTGATCATGACCTGTGGCATTTTGTATGTAAGTTGTTTCTCTGATTTTTTCTAATAAATCTTTATCTACTGATTGCTCGCTCAATTTTTTCTCGCTCCATAGGTATTAAATATTCTCTTGCCCATTGCATAACAAGTTCGTCTCTATTTGTTATCTTATTATCTCTAGATAACTTTGCTGTACTGTCTCCAATAATTTTTTTAGCTTTATTTGTTATATTTATTCGTTTTAAAACACCAGCTGCTTTTGCAATTTCAACAGCATAAGTATCAACATGCCAATGTAAAAATATTGGATGTGTCATGTATCCCATCAATTCATACCATTGTCTAGTAACCATGAAATGTGGAGCTCCCCCTTTACCTCTTCCATCGTCTGGAACTAAGACACCTATTCTTTTAGGTAAACTTAAACATTCATCTTCAGCTATAGTGTCCCAACCTTTAGTTTGCATTGTTTCTGCATCACCTTGCATAAACAAAATATGTCCTCCAGCTTTTTTAGCCATAAGATTCCATCCATGATTAGAAAAATAATTACTTCCTATTGTTAAATATTTGTTATCTATCAATCTTTTATACTCAGATAACGTCTCATCATCTGAATTAAGATAAATGTTAAACTCAAGTTTATTTTCAGAAGTTTTAGTATCTAACATGCTTTCAATCATAGCTGCACACTTTTCTGGTCTTCCTCTAGATGGTGTACAGATACTTATCATATTCTTTTTTCAGTCCATGTTTTTGGTGTTTTGTCATTTATTATTTCTAATGGCAAATGGTATTTAAAAGGTTTAGGATTTTTTCTAATCCAATCAGCAGTTTTTTTAACAGCTTCTTTAACACTAGTTGTTGTTTTGTAATTTAAATATTCTCTAGCTTTATTTGAAGAACACGTTGCATGTTTTACTTCTTGAGGTCTACCGTTACTGTAATAAATTGGATCTTTGTTTAAACCAGTTTCATTAGAACATAAAGAAGCTAGTTCGTTAATTGTTATAGATTCTTCATCAGGTCCTATGTTAATAATTTCGTTAAAAAGATTTTCTTCTGTTCCCATTTTTTCCAAACATTGTATACAATCGCCGACATATGAAAAACACCTTGTCTGTGTACCATCTCCGTATATTATTGAAGGTTTACCTTGTAAATTTCTATTTAACATAATAGACATCACGTTTCTAAATGGATCGTCATACTTTTGATGTTCGCCAACAATATTATGAGGAACAGCAATGTTCCATTCTATTTCGTGTACTTTTCCAAGAACTTTAAGCACCTCCTCAGCTGCGACTTTTGCAATTCCATAAGGGTCAACTGGTGCTGGGGACATTTCTTCTGTGAAAGGTGCTTTTTGATTACCATATCTTGCCATAGACGTGCAAAAGACGATTCTTTTGACTCCTGCTGAGATTGCAGCACTAAAAGTTGTAATTGAAGCTTCGAAGATGTTTCTTGTGATGAAACTAGGAGAGAAAACAGATAAGCCTTCATGAGCAGTAGCAGCACAATGATAAAGAAGATCGCAACCTTCCATTGCTTTTTCCATACCTTTAAAATCACAGCAGTCAACGAGGTGAAAATCAACAAATTCTGGAACATTATCTTCTTCTCCTCCTATAAATGTATCATTGCCTACAACATCAAATCCTAACTGATTCATTCTTACTGCTAAGTGGTGACCTAAAAAACCTCCAACTCCTGTTATAAAAACTTTCTTACGTTGATGTTCCAATGGTTCTTCTCACTATATCGTCATGGTTAAATTCTGCCCAATATAATTCAAAAGCTACACCATCTTCAAGTCCTTCAAACTGATGAATCTTGCCAGGCTTTACTTGAGTAAATTGACCTGCTGTCAATATAGTCTCATCAACTAAACCTGACTGCTCGCCATCTTGCCAAACTCTTACAATCATTTTTCCAGACTCGACGAAAAAACCATTCCACTTATATCTATGTTCATGTTCTGAACATTTAAAGCCTTTTTTATATTCTATTCTATGAAACTCAAGAACTCCATTAGCATGTATAAGTTCTGTTTGTCCCCATATTTTTCCTGCTTTCATATTAACTCCTAACAAATATGTAATCGTGACCTTGTAGTTTATCAATTTCTTTTAAAACATAACCCCAACTTTCTAAAATCTCTTGTGAGTTGTTATCATCTCTGTTGATTTCACAACAAATAACGGGATTACATCTTTCTATAGTCTCTTTAGCTCCTTCTAGAACTTTAGGCTCATAACCTTCTACGTCAAGTTTTATAAAGCCAATATTATTATAGTTAAAACTATCTAATTTTTTTATAATAACTTCTCTTTGACCATTTCCTTTTATTCTTCCAGCATTCATTGAAGTAAATCTAGTTGTATTATCATCTCCTAAAGCATGATTATATATCTCAAGATTATCTTGATACATGTATCTTGGAAATCTAAATTCAAATCCAATCACTTTTTTAAACTCTGGAGTCAAGTTTCTAGCAAACTCACCTCTTCTATAACCAACATCAATAGCTGTATCAAAATTTGTTACATATGGTTTACACTGTAACCAAGTTCCTAACCAAACGTCTTGCATTTATCGCTCATTTCTGTAAATAAATTTAACTTTTCTATAATAGAAGATAAGTTTTTAATATCAATCATATTTGGTCCATCACTAGGAGCGTTATCGGGATCATCATGTACTTCCATAAAAAAACTATCAATACCCATTGCTGCAGCAGCATATGATAATCTCGGAACATAATCTCTATTACCACCTGAACTAGTACCTAAACCTCCAGGTTTTTGAACACTGTGAGTAACGTCATATACAAATTTGTTATCAAAGTTGTCCATTATATATTGCATACCAGTAAAATCATTTACTAATGTATTATAACCAAAAGATGTTCCTCTCTCGGTTATCCAAACTTCTTTAGCATCGTCTGTTTTTGAAAGTATACCGTTCATGTCCCAAGGAGCTAGAAATTGTCCTTTTTTAACATTAACAATCATATCAGACTGACATGCTCTTTGTATAAGGTCTGTTTGTCTACATAAAAAAGCAGGTATTTGTATAACGTCTACAACGCCACTATCTGAAACATCAATTATATTATTGTTTTCATGTACATCTGTAAGAAACATCATGTTTGGATAAATTAATTTTAGAGCTTGAAAATCTAACAAAGTTTCTACAATCCCAACACCTCTTTTTCCACTCATTGAACTTCTGTTGGCTTTATCAAACGATGCTTTATAATATAAGTTTTTTACTTTATTATTTGTTGCCTTTAGAATTGATTCTAATAATTTTTTTGAATGTTCAAGATTTTCATGTTGACATGGTCCTATAATTAAAGTGTCTATCATAAAGTTACTAACTCTCTATTTTTTAAATGTTGTTCTTCTATATCAACCTTTGATTGACCAAAATAAGCAACAGCGTGGTGCTTATCAATACAATATTGGTTAATAGATTTATCTGCATAGTTTGTTGTTCTCCACATTTCACCTAAAATTCTTCCAAACTTACCTTTACCATCTTTTTTGGTTTTTATAATAAGACCTTCTTTATCATCACACATTCCTTTGAGAAAATTTTTAGAAGCTAAACCATATTTTTTCTCTTCCTTGTCTCTTGTTCTTGATTCAGGTGAATCTATTCCATACATTCTTATTCTTTGTTTCCTAAGCCAAACGCCAAATCCTAAATCAATATCAACGTCAATAGTATCACCATCTACAACTCTCAGTAACTTACATTTATACTCAAACATTATGGTCTCCTTTCAATATCTTCTTCACTCAACTCAGTTCCAAACCAAGTCTCAATAATTTTAGCAGGTTTTTTTCCTTCATTGTAAGCTTTGTGCCAAGTCAATCTAGGAATATCAGCACTTTGTTTAACATGAAAGTTCTCAGTTAATTTATCACCGTTTGAATATTCTAAATCTATAGTTACATTTCCTTCTACTATATGCCAATGTTCAGATCTACACGTATGTCTTTGATCACTTAAACTTTTGCCAGGTTCAATTGTAAGTTCTTTTACAGCCCATCCATTTTGTTCATCTAAAACTCTGTACCATCCCCATGGTCTAATAACAATAGGAGCTTTAAAATCTTCTAAAATTTTTGAGGATGCATTTTTTTTATCTTTTCCTCCAATTCCAAATTTAAAATTAATATCAAATTCAGATAATAAAGGAGACTCCATTTCTGGGATATTTTGTTTAGTTCTATCTCCACCATTCATAAAAATAAGTTCTCCGTCTGGAAACATAGCAGCTGCTCTTAAAATTATATCAATTGCTGAATCGTCTGTATCATCAAAACTAGTAGCATAGTTTACATCATGCATAGATTTTAAAATAATTTTTCTTTCAATAAAAGGAAGAAATGGTCTACCTTTTTTTCTTGTTAACCATTCGTCAGAATTTACTCCTACAAGTAAAAAATCACAATGTTGTTTAGCTGCTTTTACGTAAGCAACGTGTCCTGAATGTATTGGGTCAAATCCCCCAGATATTATTCCTATTTTCATAAATTAAAATCCCTATCACTTGTTAATGATTTTGTATCACTAACTATTGCACATCTTGGTTGTATTCTTTCTATTGTAACACCACATCTATCTGATATATGCATGTCAGCGGCTGTATAACCTTGTTTAAACGCAGATTCAACAAGTTTTTTAGCTGCATGAGGTTTTACAATATAAGCATAAGCTCCTTTAGAAGTCTTAACACCTTTTCTTACTTCATAAAATTCTTCTACTTCTAATGCATTTTCTGCATAGTCAGGATTAGGTTCAAATCTCCATGCATCTAAATGTAAAATATCTTGGAACTTTACATCAGGAATTGATTTTACAATTCTAGCATCATGTTCTAATATAAGAAAATTTTCGTTTTGTTTAGCACATTGTTCCCACAGAGAAAAATGTGACATAAAGCATCCTCTGACTCCAGGTTTACTGTTTTTTATTTCATAAAGTTTAGGACCTGGCGAATAAGGTTTAAGTCCTAATTCTTCAATAGCATGATCTGCTTTTGATGGAACAAATCCATTAACTATCTCTGCACTTATACCATTTTTGATACAAGAAGTTTGAGCTTCTAAAGCTGAATGCATACTATGCAATATTCCTTCTACCTGTATTATAAATGCCTTCATAATCCATACATCTCCTTCAAAGTGTCTTTCCATTGCTTGTTATAGGGACATTCTCTATATTTTTCAAACCATGGACCTCCATCTGTATAATGAACTATCATTGGATCTTCTTCATAATAACCTGCTAGACTATTCCATTTGTTTTTTAAACTTCCAATACTATTTGCCCAATTCATTCTATGCAAATACATAGGTGTTTCTTCATTAACTAATTTTGGTGTTAACTTTTCACATTTAGAATTGTTAAACAACATGACAGAAGACCAATTTTTTTTAGGATATATGTGTTGCATTTGTCCATCCATCTTCATAGTTGATTTAGGACTATAATCATGTTTAACACACCACACATCATGGTCACCTTTAATTTCTTTAAATATGTGTTTCATATCTCCAAAAGCTAGGACATCACAATCCATAAACAACGAATATCCTTCATAACCAGATAAGAAAGGGACTAAAAACCTACTAATTGTAAACTCAGTCGAAGCTTTTTTATCTCCTGCTCTCCAATAACATCCTTGCTCTCTCAATTCGTATAATTTAAGAGGTATAACTTCTATATTAGGATCATATTTAAGTATTGAATATCTAGCAACTTGATATGCTATATCTTCTCTACTATCCCACCCAATAAAAACTTTTAACTTTTTATCCATATGCATTCTCCATTGAAGTTTCCCATGCAAATCCATTATTAAACTCGTGTTTGTGAAATGAATGATACATACAATTGTTGATTATTTTTTGTCTGTCAGGCTCTACGTTTAACTTATCTGTTTCTAAATCTTCCATTTTAAAAGAAGCAAAAAAAGCTGGACAGTATTTAAAACTTATTGTAGGAACACCTTTTATCATAGCATCTATAGCTAAATTAGAACCAAAACTTACTACACAATAAGCATCTCTTAGTTGTTCTTCCCAAGGTGGAGCTTTTTTTCCTTTAGCAGGTTTAGGTCTTATGACTAAATTTCTACCTGAAAATTCATTAATTGAATGTATTAACTTATTGAGCCAATTTATCTCTTCAAAGGCATCCATATATGGTAACGATGGAGGAAGAATAAGAATGTTTTTACTATTCGATTTATTCTCCCTCCAAGGTTGCAACACACTTAGCTCCGGTGGTGTTCTATCATTTGGTCTATCTAGTAATCTTGTAGGTGCTGTTCCTTTAAAGGTAACTCTTTTCCAAAAAGGACCATAACCATTATCCATATAAAACCAATTTTTATCTTGTCTTACAGACTCTCTACATACAGCTCCACAACCTCTTAATGTTCCAGTAACGAATAAATTATCCATATCATTAGGAAACGTTGGGTTCCAATCAGGGTTATCTTCACATTTAAGATATCTAACATTTTCTTGAGTTAACATGCCAAGCATAACTTGTTTAGCAGGTTTAGGATCTAAAAATGCATAATCTATCCCCATATTTGTACTCTTTCTTTTGAGAATCCTACATCCTTACGTCTACCTTTTACATGATCCATATACTCACCTAAGATACCTTTAACAAAAGGATGCATCTTTCTCACTTGTGTTTGATCTATTTTTACTTTAGCATTTTTAGCTGGTTGTGATAAATCATATGCTTTACATAATCCTGCGTCTCTCATTTCTCTCATTTCATGATCCCACACAATACTATCATGCCATCCGAGGTCATTGTATTTCTCAAACATCAAACCTTCATCATACATAGCTCTTATACGTTTAAAGTATTCTTTTGTTTCAGATAAAGTTGTATCCCATATCATAAAACCACACTCAGCGTATTTGTATCCTCTTTCAAGCAAAGACATAAAACATCCTTCTTTGACCAGTGTGTTAAAAAATTCTAATGGAATAGCTTTAACTGGAACCACGTCGCCATCAATCCATCCAATATATCTAGCATCATCTTTTCTATTTTCATAGTGAGCCAATACTGCATATACTTTATGACTAAATCTTACATGTTCATATTCAAAACTTTTATATTGTTTATCTCTAGGCTTCTTTCCTGAGTATTTTTCTTTATATTCTTTATAACCTTTTACTTCCTTATCAAAATCTAACATTTTAATTTTCTTAGGTTGTAGATCTACATTTGTTTCTTGTGCATATGCGTAATGTAGAACACCTTCTGGAAGTGCTTGATCAAAATAGTGTACGTGATTTCTTCCGTATCTGTCATATCCTGCTTGGTGAAATGTTGTACAAAAACTAAAAGTGTCCAAGTGTTTTTCCTTTCTGTAAATAATAATTAATAGTGGCTGGATTTTCTAACTCATTAATATGCCACGATGTGAAAGCCCAACCACTTAAATGATTGGTTCTATCGTTCCAGTTAAATTTTTCAATATTCTCTAACATTTCTAAATTATTCTCACATGCATTATAAGCTATACACCTTTTGTCTAGTGCAAAAGTTGGTATTCCTTCTACAATTGCCTCAACAGCAGCGCTACTACTATGTGTAACAACAGCGAAAGACCTACGGATTGAATCCAATACTGATCGTCTAGCTCTTTCAGCGTATTCAATATTGACGTTTTCAAATCCTTCTTTAATGGCTTCTGGACCTCTCCTGTCTGGAGATGGATGTGCTCTGATTGTAATGTTTCTCTTAGTAATCTTTCTAATGTGTTCAATTGTATCCCTCGCATATTGCCAATATGGTTTTGTATCATCATATTGCCATCCTTTTTCTGATTGTAGCAAGAATAGAATACTACCATCTTTGTTTATTATAGGATCTTTTTCTGTAAAGTTAAAATTTTTCTTAAACGTATCATATCTTGAACTGTCCATGTCTTTGTTAAAGAAATCACCTGTTCCAACACAGTCATTCAAACCTAATCTAAACATACCTGTTTCAGATACATTTAATTTATTTCTTATATAAACAGAATATAAACCTGTGTCTATATGAAAGGTTGGAATGTTTTTTTCTAATAAATTTTTTTTTAATAATGCTCTGTCAGTTCCTGTTTTTCTCTTTGTAACAGAACCAAACATGAAAGCAACATCAACGTCGTGAGCGTTTTGATCTTCATTATATACAACTTCGTGATTCAATTGCTCACATGATTTTTGTATCATTTTAAGAGCAGAGAATATTGGATTTTGTAGTGTTCTTTTGCTAGCTTTAACTGAGCAGCCAGCGATTTGAATTTTCATAACATATACCTTCACGCATTTCTTTAATTGAGTATTGCTTATAAGCTAAATTAAAAAACAATTGTTCTCTATTAAAGTATTCTGGTTTATTTATCTTGGAGAAATCTCTATTTGTACACCAAGCAGATGGAGCACACCTATGAGTACTAAAAACTGGAACTCCTATCTTTAAAGCATCTATAGCTACAATACTACCGCTTACAACAACAGCATGTGCATTAGCTAAATCTAAACTAATTTGATTTATACCAGCAACACTTGGACCACTGGTACCGTTACCTCTAGGTTTCTTTCTTACTTCAATAGGTCTATTAGTATGACATCTAAGTGCTCTTGTAACATCAAAGATCCATTTATCAACACTTTTTCCATGCATATGTTGAGTCATAGTTTCGCTTGAAGGACAAATTACAATTTTATCATGATAGTCAACATATTCAAAAAACTCAATATCATGACCCAACTTTTCAAATCTATCTGAAGGTACATCTAATTTTCTATTATCATGTAAACCATTATAACACCATCTCCAGTACGTATTATCCCAATCTTCGTTGTTAGGATCATATCTTCCACTATATGGCATGTCACAAAAAATAAATCTATCTTTAACCATATATTCTGAATTATTACCAATCAGACCCCACAATACAAACATGTCAGTATTATGTTCGTTTATTTTTGCTCCTGGATACCCTTGTTCTAAGGCTGCGTATATTCTTTCCATCTTTGGTGATGGTCTTGGTTGGATTAAAGATAAGGTCGGAGTCTGTTCCATGGAATTCCTTCTTTGATTTCATCTGTCCACCACTCCGTGTGTACGAGTTCATGTAACCACTGAGTTCTATCAACTCTTGGCGGATTTTTGATATCTTCCCAGTTACGTATAGATAGAGGATAAGCAATACTAGCAGATCCAGTAAAAATATGTACTCCATCTAAAACAGCCTCCAATGCTGGTCCTGATGAATGATTCACTACACACCAAGATCTTTTTAAAATATCATTAAAATTAACTGAGTCGCTTAGACCTGTTGACTTTGGTAAATCAAAATACAATCCAGGTATTTCGTCTGATATTTTTTTATAATTTGTTACCTTATCTCTTGGATGAGGTCTTATTACTATAGGTTTATCTATATGTTTCCTTATTTGGTCTACGTTATTTTTTATCCATATATCTGTAGAAGGCATACCTTTCCACTGTGAACTGTCTTGTCTTTGAGTTGCTATTGTAACAAATTCACCATCTTTTACATAAGGTTTTACTCTTATATTAAATTTACTGACTCTATCAATGTCAAGATGTTCTTTGTTTGCAAAGTTTGCTAAATTGTTAATACCTCCAATACCAACTCTCCATGTTTTATCTCTGAAAATACTTCCTACTTCAATTACTATTATTGGTTTATTTTGAGATGTAAAATGATCCCAAACCAATTTATTTTTTCTCATTCTTCCAGTGAATAATATTGACCATATGACTGCTACATCAGCATCCATATCATTATACACAACATCTTCAGAACATCCTTCTGCAAATGCTTTAAAAATTGGAGGGCTATTAAGAGCACCATAATCTGTAAATAGCGAAACTTTCATAATATAATTATAGTGTTAAAATATATTTTTTGTTGAATTAGTTAATTTATTTCACATGTCTAATATTTTGAGCTTGATGTATTGGTAACAAAGTAGTGGCTCCTTTTTTACCATCATGAGGTTCAACTTTTGCGTAAGTGTGAGCACCCATTCTCATCATACCATTAAATCTTCCAGATTGTTTTTTACCTTTTTCATCTGTATGATCAACATGTACTTGACCACCTCTAGATTTTGCTTTTCTATGAAGTGATTGTAGAGACTTTTTATTATCGTTATATGCCTTAGTAGCTTGAGCTTGTTGTTGTTCCATGTTATCCTCGTTAAATGTTACATTGCGCTCATTGTATCTTTTTTTAAGTATAAGGTCAACAGTATTCTGAATATTTTTTTCTTTTATTCCCAATTCTTTCATTGTTGATTTTCTTAAATTAGAGGGTAGACCTTGAACCAATACCTTAGCTTCATCTTGGCTCATGGTCTTGAGAGCTGTCATAGCTTTAGGATCTAACTTTCCTGCTCTCATTTTCATATCATTTTTTTTAAGTTTAGCTTTTTCTATTACTAAATCAGCAACTTCAGTTTTCATTTCCATCTTCAAGTTTTTCATTTTACTCTTAACATCTTTAGGAGCTGGAAATTGTTTTGCTGTTTTTTTACCTTCTGGTTTTTGATTGTCATCTAGACCATCTACGTTTTTATCTTGTATTTCATCATGGCCTTCGTAAGTTTTATTTGATATTTCTTCGATAGGTTTATAAAAAGGATTGTCTCCTGTTAGAATAGATGTAAAATTTATTGTATTTGATTTATCAATTTCTATTTCTTGTTCAAATACTTCTTCAAAAGGTTTACCAAATTTAATTTTATTATCAAAAAAATCTTCTTGATATGATCTACCAGCAATTGCTTTGTCTTTAGGAGCATTCATATTCATAGCTTTTATTACTGTAGATCTAGATCTATTATCACTTGCTTTTGCCAAAGCTCTAGTATTTGGTGATAATTTTGTGTCCTTAGGACCGTCTTTTACTTCAATAATTGTTGATTCGTCTTGTGAATCTTCACCTTCCATAGCTTTCATTCTAAATGCTTTACGAACATCAGCTTTAGGTGTTTTTACTATATCACCAATCATGTCCATATTTTTTAACATCTTTCTGAGTTTAGCTTTAATCATACCTGCAGATGAGGCAGTCATATACATGTCTGGTAACCCTTGTATGTTTACTTTAAAATACATTTCTTCAGTTAATTCAGATTCTGGAGTAATAAAATCAGCAAATTCTTCTGTAGCTTTTGCTATGCCTGCTATTCTTTTAATTGATGAATGTCTATTTTTATCCATACGATCCTTTAACTTATCTTGATTGTCAGGTTTAAATCTATTAGGATCATTTGCACTGATGCCTTGATCCAATCCTTTATCATACAAATCAGAAGATGCTTTTTTAATATATCTATTTTTCATATCTCTTGAGATTTCATCAATGTTAGATTCAGTAGCATTTACTTTAGCTTTACGAAGAATTTTTTTAGTAGCCAAATCAAAACCTGTATCTCTTTTTGAAGATGGTGATTCCATATCTTTTTTATGACCTGATTCTTGACCTGATTTATCTAAATAATTATATATTTTATCTTTAGAAATTTCAGCTAATTTAAATTGATCTTTAAACATAATCTTATCCTTACTTGTCTGTATATTTTTTATTTTAGTTTCATTAAAATAATCTGTCCTAGTACTTTTGCCAACGTGAGGTTGTACTTCTAATTTACCTGGAATATGAGGTTGAGTTTTTTTAACATATTCGTTTGCTTTTTCTATACTACTATGCTTGCTCATTATTCTTCTCGTCTTAGGTGCATTTGTATTAACAACTGCGTGTGTGTGAGGTATAAGTTTTTCACCTCTTCTTCTTCCTGAATCTCTTGACTCTTTGAATAAATCAAAATGTCCAAATTGTGCTTCTGCATCTTCGTGTGAGATATATTCTACTTTCAAAAACAAATCTCCATATCTTTCTTTCATCTGTACAGATATTTGAGCTCTTGTAACACCTCTTACTAATATAGGAGGTCTTACATTATTTTGAAAATCTACTCTAAAAAGTCTCATATGTTATTTATTAAACTTTAGAGTCTTTAATATATGAAAAATTACCTTGCTTATAAAACTCAATTAATGTTTTAAATCTATCTCCTGATTGAGTTTTATGTGAAATTATCCAAACATTTACATCATTCATTTCACCTAAAATATCCCAAAGTATATCAGTTGCTTCAGCATCCAAAGAACTATCACCTACCTCATCCATAATTAAAAGGTTAGTATTAACTGAGTTCTTTATTTTAGCTATTTCTCTCCACGTAAACATTAAAGCTAAATCAATTCTCATCTTTTCACCTTCAGAAAAAGAAGCGTAGCTAAAATTATCTCTATATCTACTTTTAATAATTTCATTAAAATTCTCATCTAAATTGAAAGAATAATTAGCACCCATTTTATCCAAATACATGTTAATCATTTTGTTCATAATCGGTAAATATTGTTTAATTATCTTAGCTTTTATTCCAGTATCTTTTAATAAAACTTTACATACCTCTAAATAATGTTTACGTTCCATTAGTTGAATAGCTTCGTGTTCAACTTTTTTTCTAAGTTCTTTTAGATTGTGAAGTTCAGCCCTTGCATCGTTTAGAGACTTTGTATCTGCAGTTATGTTTTTATTTTTATTAAGATTAGAAATATAACTTTGCTTAGATCCAATTTCAGCTTTTACTTTTGTTGTATTACTATTAGTAAGATAAATTTTTTCTTTAACTATATTATTAATTTTTGTTTGTTCTTTTAACTTCGTTAAGGCATTATCTGCTATAGTTATTATTTGATCTGCTTTAGATTTTTTTGTAGTATGAAACTCAATCTGTTGATGTTTATGATCGTCTGTAAGTGGTTGTTCACATTCTGGACATGTATTTTTTGTAGAATAAAAATCTAGTTTCTTATTGTGATTTTTTAGTTCAGTTTTAACTCTTATCAACTGATGTTCACCTTGTTTTAACTTTTCTGTTAACACATCGTCAGTTGATATCATGTTAGTATATTTTAGAATATCTGAATCGTATTGTGAAAGTCTTAGTTCTAATAAATTTATTTCAGCAATGGTTCTTTGTTCTTCTTGTTCTATCTTATCTGTAGATTCTTTAGATCTTGCATCTATATTTTTTATCAAACCATTTTGTGCTGATATTTTAGTTTTATTAACATCTTTTTGATAATCATTGTCTTTTATATTCAAATCTAATTCAGATACTTTTGCTCTTAAAATAGTATTCATTTTTGAAAAAACAGTTATATCTAATATTTCTTCAATGATACCTCTTCTTTCATAATTTGATAAATCCATAAACGATTGATATCTAGCTGAACCAAGTATAACAATTTGTGTAAATGACTTGTAGTTTAAACCTATTATGTCTTCTAATTTATCTTGATAATCTCTAAGCGAGGCTTCTTGTACTAAAAGTTCACCTTCTTTATAAATTTCAAATATATTAGGTTTAACACCTCTAATTATTTTATAAGCAACTTGATTTACTTTAAGTTCTAATTCAACATGTAAACCTTTTTCATTCACTGTGTTAATCAATTGTGATTTTGAAACATTTCTATACGGTCTATTAAAAATAGCAAAACACAAAGCATCCAACATAGTAGATTTACCTGCTCCGTTTGGTCCTGTAATTAATGCAGAAGGTGTTCTACTTAAAAATAAAGTTTGACCTGTGTTTCCAGTTGATAAGAAGTTCTTATATGTTATTTTATCAAATACTATCAATTTCGTCCATCCTTAGTGCGTCATCATAAATTTCTAACATTAATTTTTTTATAGCTTCTTTACTATTCTCAGTTGCAACATCATCAATATATTCCTTAATTAAATCTGTTGTTGCTATAACCTTTATCATGTCACCTACATTGTCTTCGTTATACTCTTCAAACGATTCAATAATTTTTAACTCAAAAGGATCTTGATGATTAATTTTATCAACAAACTTTTCGAACATTTCAAAATCTGATTTTTTTCTAACTATCAATTTTATAAAAGAATTGTTTAACCTATCTATGTTATAATCTGTACCATCTTCCCAATATATTTTATTGAAAAAAGTATTGTTATTTTGTATAAAATCCATTGATAAATCTGTGGTGTCTAATATCCAAAAACCGTTTTTACCTGTAGCATCGTTCCAATTCATTTGGTAAGGTGTACCAACGTAATTAATATTTCCTCTTTGTGACTGTGTATGATAATGTCCTGATATTACGTATTTCCATTCATTAAAATCAGATACTTTCAATTCAGCTCGAGCTGTGTGACCTGGATGCATCAACATACCATCTATTTCAAAATGACCTACTAATACTTCACCACCTTTTTTAATTACATCATTACATTGTTCTTCGTTTTCTTTACATATCCAGGGCACTAAAGTGAAATTCACACCATCTAGTTCAATATTTGTTGGTTTATCGTAATACTCTATACCGTCTTCATGATTAATAATCTGCGATGGTGAGTTATTTTCCAACGAATATCTTAAAGGAATATCGTGGTTACCAATTATACCATAACACTTCATATTTCGTTTCTGTAAATTATTAACAAACATCTTTTTCTGAAAAGCCATAGTTTGTAAGTTAATCCACTTTCGGTTATCAAAATAATCACCGGTTTGTATTATTGTTGTTATTTTATGTTTGTCTATATATGGCCAAAAAACGTCTGTCCAAAATTTCTCTTGCCAATATTGTATTGTCAAATTAGAGTTACGAGCACCAAAATGTGTGTCTCCAACTATCGCTATTTTCATTAATTGTCCTTTGGTTCAGCTTCTGATAATGGTGTACCTTTGTACGAATCTCGTTCTGATTTATTCCAACCAGTTTTTAATCTAAATCCTGTTGATCTTTTAGATATATTCTTTCTTCCTTCTTCTATGTCTCCTAATTTTTGATCAGCAATTGCTTGAGCGTCTGTTGTTTGTTGTGATACAAATTCAGGATCGTTCATGTGTGTCAACTCAGCTTTTTGTATAAGTTTCAAATTTAACTCATATTTCTTTTTTTCTTTTTTAATTGTTTGAACCATATGTGAAAACAATATTTGTGTTACGTAAGCAAAACCATTATTGAATCTATTACCATCAAATAAATGCATATAATTAACAGCACCTAATATTGCATCTTGTATCATTTCTTCTCTATATACATATCCTCTAAAATTAGGTGATAGAGATAATCTCGTGGCCATTTTGATAACACATTGACCTAAATATTTTCCCATTATAGGTCTTTCTTTACCATCTGCTATCATTTCTTTACAGTTACGTGCATACGCATCAAGTGCTTTTGTAAATTCTTTGTTATTAACATAGTGCTCACTAGTTGGTTTTAACCTAGTTCTTTTTTGTTTAACTTTTGGAGGATTATTATGTCCTATTGTTGGTGTTTCTTCACTCATTGTTATAGTTCCAATTTCGAAATTTTAAAATTAAAAGACTCATCAACGTAAAATTTTATTCTTTCGTTGGCGTGTCTTAATACAAAATTATCTCTTGCTTTATATTTTAGATTGTCTACAATATCAAACACAGTTGCTTTTCTACCATCATCAGCTTTTCTCAAAACTCTTCCTATTGATTGAAGAACTTTAATCTTTGATTTAGTTGGATGTGCAAATATTAAATTATGTAAATTTCTAATATTAATACCAGTGCTGAAAACTCCTAATGAAGCTACAATGATGGTATCGTTTTCTTCTGTTAGATATCTTACTGTTTCTCTCAGTTCTTTATCTGTTTCACCAGCAACGTAATGTTTATCTTTTTCAGTTTCAATCATACTGAATATTTGCTGGCCATGTGCTAATCTGTTGAATACAACTAATGTATTACCTGGTAAATCTCCAGCCATCCTAGCTATAATTTTATTTCTTTTTTCATAATTGATAAGAAAGTCTATTTCTTCTTGGTATTTATACGTACTTACTAACTTACATTGTTCGTCTTTATATTCTAAAGATAAGACTCTTATATCTAAATCCGATACTTGATCTCTATCTATCAGCTCTTTTGTTGTTATTATTTTACTAAGAGGACCAAACAATCCTTTAAGAACTAATTCGTGTGTTTTTGTATCTTGAAGAGTACCTGTTAATCCAATTCTATCTGGACATATTAACATTTTATTCATTATTTTTTGTATAGACTTTGACTGTGCATGGTGAACTTCGTCTACTATTATAGAACCAAATTGTGCAAACCAACTTGAAGGCATGTTGTGTATTGATTGCCACGTAGATATTATACATCTTGTATTAGTGTCTTTTTCAACACCACTTGTTATTCCATATGGTACATATTTACCATCTGAGTATTGACGAAAATCTCCTTGTAGCTGACTAACTAAAGATATTGTCGGAACAACTATTAATATCTTTCTTTCATGTACTTGTTCCCACCACCTACACAAACTATAAGCTATTAAACTTTTTCCAGATGCAGTAGGTGACAATAACAGAGCTCTTTGTTTTCTTATTGCAATTTTAAAAGCTTCTTTTTGATAATCTCTAAATTGTATTTTTGCTGGTTGTACAACTTTCAAAAAACCTTCTAACATTTGATCTGTAGCTGGTTGTTCTCTACCAGGAAAGTCAAATTTATTACCTTCAAATTCTACAGCTACTTCTAACTCTTTAGCAAATTTAATAATCTCTTCCCACAAACCAGCATAGATAGTAAAATTCTTAAGATTAGCTAATCTTATTTTACCGTCCCAAAATTTGTTACGATACTGAGGTGAAAACTTAGCTCCTGGTACTTCAAATGTGAAATAATCAGACAACTGTTGCATGTCGTGTCTGTCACCATCAAAAGTAAGATAGACATCATCTTTCTTTTTAAATATTATCATAGTTCCCCAGAAGTAAATCTAGTCCAATCAATAGCTGATTTGATAGATTGATTTCTCCATTTAATTTGATCTAGAATATGATTTACACCTTCAAGCAAAACATCCATATATTCAATTTTTTCTAAAAGTTTTATAACTTCTGGATCTGTATTGACATGTTTATCAATACCTGATTTTGTTTTCAATTTTAAATCAAATGGTTTTTCTTTATAAACATCTGATGTAGCTTGTCCTGTATAGTACAACTCTTTATCTTTTCTTACAGTTTCAAGTTTGTGACCTTGAGCTAATTTTTTAGATCGTAAATCTAAATATATTCTTAGATATTTGTGATGTAATTTAGGAATATCTACTGCAGCTTGATCGAGATTTCCCTTATCAATTTCTGCATCTTTTTCCCATAAATCTAACAGTTCTTCATGTGTAATCATATAAATATTATAGTATGATTATCAAAAATGTTTCTACATACTTCAATTCAAAAGCGATCGTGTTTTACGTTCGCTTATTTTTTTTTCAAAACATATTAGGAGAATAACTTAATGGGAAAAGCTAAACGCAAAAAGGAATCTTTTATTAATGAACTACAAAGCGCAGCCTCCTTCCATATACAACCTAAGAACCCAACACAACAATATCTATTAGAATGTATAGAGAATACATCAATAACTGTAGCAATAGGACCAGCTGGAACTGGAAAGACGTATTGTACAGGTATGAAAGTTTCTCAATTATTTTTAAAAGGTCAATACGATAAAATAATATTATCCAGAGCTAATGTTTCTGTAGGAAGAACATTAGGTTTTTTTCCAGGCTCTGTAGAAGAAAAAATGAAACCATGGTTAATGCCAATGACAGATGTTCTCAAACAAGGATTAGGTCATGGTAGATTTGAATACATGGAACAAAAAGAAATGATAGAAGTACAACCAATTGAAACTATAAGAGGAAGATCATACAACAATAGCTTAGTTATGGTTGATGAAGCTCAAAATCTATCAATTGAGGAAATAAAAGCTATTACAACAAGACTAGGTGAAAATTCAAAATTAATCTTGTCAGGAGATCCTGCTCAATCAGATGTAGCTAAGGGAAATAACTTGTTATACTTTTCACAAATGTGTTCTAAGTACGACATTGATATACCAGTAGTGAGATTTACAGTAAAAGACATTGTGAGATCGGATATTGTGGCGAGGTTAGTTAAAATGTTTGATAGAGAGAACTTATAAACTATCAGAATCCCAAGATCTTTCGGATTCATTCCATGAAAATATTGTATTGGAATCATCTGTAGGCATACTTACAGGTGGTTCCCATAAACATGTAGTTTCATTTAGTGTCCAAGATGCATGAGGTTGAGGCACATAAAAAGCATCTCTATCTTCATCGTAAATATAGCCAATACCTGCATAATTTTTACGTAAAGGTGTACCGCCACCACTATGCACATTGCCATATGTATTAAAGGATGTTTGTTTCCAAATAGCCCAACCGGTTAAATTAGTTAAAAACGCTATTCCATTTATTTCTTGTTCAACACCATTACTATCTAGTAATTCGTTGTTATGTACAGAGAGTACTTCTATAACTTTTGAATTTAAACCTATTTTTGCAAAATACGCCATTATACTGTGTAACTCCCAGAACTTGTAAATTTTATAATTGTATAATCGCCACTGGTAGTGACAGTAGGAGAACCACTACTTGTGCTTGTGTAACTTGATGTAAACACTTTTAAAATTACAACTCCTGATCCACCAGAAAAAGCAGGATTTGATGTACGTGCTCCTCCTGCACCTCCTCCAGTGTTAACTGTGCCACTACTACCTACTGTGCCAGAACTACTATTGTAAGAATCACCGTTTCCACCTCCACCAAGACCACCAGGATTATAACCTGTGCCAGATCTATTATTTTCAATAGTACCACTACCACCGCCTGCATAATATACAGAACTTCCAGTAATTGTATTAGCTACTCCTACACCACCTTCACCTCCAGATGCTGGTGTATTTCCGTCAGCGCCA